CGGCACTGTGACGCAGGCCACCAACAAAGGCACAGCCGTGACTCTCAATGCAGAGTCCGGTCAGATCACCATGGCAGGCGCTGAGCTTGCTGGTGCTGCTGAGGTGACTTTTCAAGTCAACAACGACAAGATTGCTGCCACTGACGTGGTGGTTGTCAACCACAGCTCTGCCGGTACTGCTGGCAGTTACATCGTTCAAGCCAACAGCATTGCTGCTGGTTCGTTCAAGATCACTGTGGCGAACGTTGGTTCGACTGCAAGCGAAGCCATTGTGCTGAGCTTTGTGGCTCTGAAGGGCGCTAGCTCCTGATGGGTCTGTTCGCTTTCAGGCGAATGCGGGAACGTGAGGCTGCTGCGAAAGCGGTGGCCTCCACCCCAAAACGCAAGACTTCTACTGTGACGCCCGATGGCAGTAACAATCGACGCAACAGCGGGCGGCGCAAACGCCAACAGCTACATAACGCTGACTGAGGCGAACACGTTCGTCGAAGCAATGATTAGTAGTTCTGATGTGTCGAAGTGGACTACTGGCAACGATGACACGCGCAATCGCGCCTTGACTGCTGCGGCTGAACGCTTGGATCGTGAAAGATTTTTAGGTGCTCGCGTTACCACCACTCAGGCACGGCAATGGCCGCGCACTGGCGTGCGTAAGCCCGATACCTATGTCAACACTTACGCAACGGGGTTTCCGTTTCGTATTTCTGAGGATTACTTCACCGACACGGAAATCCCCGATCAGGTCAAGCGTGCTCAGATTGAGTTGGCTGTTTACCTGAAGAACAACACGGACGGAATCAGCCTAAGCGGGTTGAACGATTATAGAAATGTCAAGATTGGCAACATTGATGTGACCCCTGATAAGGCTGGAGCTGTCGGTGCTGATCACGTACCACCGATGTTTGAAAGGTACTTGACAGGTCTTAGAATCAGTGGACCAGGCAACATCGCAATCAAACGGAGCTGACCATGTACGCGGATCTTTCAGGCGGCTTCGAGTTTGTCTCTGACACCAATGCCCATACGGGCAGGTTCAGCAAAATTTATTTCAAGGAAGACACCGTTATCAGTGCAATCACGGTGAAGAATGCCACTGGCAACAGTTTGGCTGGCGAGACTTTTGTAGCTGACACTGAGATTTGCGGAATCATCACCAGCATCACGCTGACCAGTGGCGCTTGCCTTGCCTATAACCTCTGATGGGACTTGCACAGTCGCTCGAAAAAGTCGCCGATAACGTTATTGAGGCATTAGGTGCTGACGTAACCATCCGGTATATCTCTGTCGGCAGCTACAACACAACGACTGGCGTCATCGCAGAAACTGAGAGCGACACCGACATCAAAGGGGTGGTGCAAAACATTTCGCAAAGCGAAGTGAATGAGTTGATTCAGGCCAGTGATAAACGATTGATTGTGGCCGCCAAGGAGCTAGACACCGCGCCGGAAACAAAGGATCGAGTCGTGATCAGCAGCGTCGTGCATCAAATTATTGAGGTGCAGACTGTTGACCACGAGAATACGGCCATCACTTATGAGCTGGTGCTGAGGGCGTAAGGATGGTCAGCGTCAGAGGCAACATCCCTATCAATCAAATTGGGAATTTGTTTGAGCGTCAAATCGAAAAGTTGGTGTCTTCTTTGACTGACGAGCTTCTGGTCAAGCTCAGGACAGAAAGCCCGCCGGGGCCTGGAACTCCGATTGTCACTGGGACTTTGATCAGCTCTTGGCGAAAAGAATCTGTTGATAAATTTACAGGTCGTGTTTTTGTGAGTTCAAAAATAAATCCAAACGGATCAAACACGCAGGATTATGCGCCGGCTGTGATGTTTGGGGAATCGATGCCGCCCTCCTGGAAAGGCAAATATGCCCCAGGCAGAAACAGCCCGCCAAAAACTACTGGCACTCCAGCAGTCGTCAAGCGTTACCCGGAGAACATTATGAATGAGGTGATTGAGACACGCCTTTCTAGAATTCTGAGGCAGATAACAGGGGGAGTCTGATGGCTGCGGCAGATCTCAACACCATCAGATCGACGATCGAAGGACGTTTGTCTACTGAGTTAGCAAGTAGTCCGGCAATACCTGTGGTCTTTCACAACATGGCTTATGAGCCCACCCCTGGCTCGTCATGGATTCAATGCCAAACGTCTTTTGGAGCTAATGAATACTTGGGTCATGGTTTGACCACCAGTGGCTACAACAGGATCTTGGGTCAAATGGTCATCAACATTTTTACTCCCAAAGGCACAGGACCGGGAGCAAACTATGTCATTGGAAAGCGCGTTCGAGACCTTTACAATAGGGTCATCGTGTCGGGGGTTTTCTTCGACGCACCTTTAGGTCCAGAGGCACTGGCTTCACCAGCTCCCGAGGGCTATTTTCAAACACAGGTCCGTGTGACCTTTGAATCCATCGAGGAACTCTGACCATGGCCACCCTTCGCGGAGAACAAGGCGCAGTCCAGTTTGAAACTGGATCTAACAGTCTTGCAACAGTTGTCGGCACCCGTAGCTGGAGCCTGACAATCACCAAAGAAACTTACGAGACCACTGATCACGGCGACACTTTCCGAAATTTCATTGGTGGTTTGATTTCTGGCACTGGCACGGTTGAACTGATTTACGACCCAGACGCAACCGGCCAAGCTGCATTTATTGAGGATGTCGTCAAAGTCAACGACGCCACTGACGCCAGCTTTGAGTTATTCACTACTGGCACGTCAACCGGAACCGACAGTGTTGCTTTTGGAGGCATCATCACTGACATGGAAATTACTTCAACTGTCGGTGAGCTGGTAATTGTTTCGTGCAGCTTCCAAACCTCTGGCACTATCACTTCCAACTTGCAGTAATGGGTCTATAGTTTGAATGATACGTTCAAACTATTGAATGACTGCTAACGGTCGCACTGTTGATTTGCTGGTTGAGGCTTTTGACCTTAACCAGCGTCGAAAATTTCAGCTAAAAAATGCAGCCGGTGAAGTTATCATCGATCTGTATTTTAAGCCGATTACTAGAGCTGATCGAAAAAAAGCGCAAAGCCTGTCTGGAACAGAAGAAGCCTTGGACATCAGCACGCAGATGTTGTGTCAAATGGCAGAGCTAGAAGACGGCTCAAAAGCCTTTGCAGCTGCTGATGCGCCTAAGCTTCAGCGTCAGTTGCCTGAATCTGTTTTAAACGAACTTGAGCTGTTTTTGTTTGGCGTCGGCGAAGAGGCTGACATCGAAGAAGCAAAAAACGACTAAAGCAGGACAAGTGGACTCTGTTTGAGTTCCACCTGGCCTGCGAGCTGGGAATGACTGTAAGCAGGCTTCGCACGGAATTGACCGATGCGGAGCTTGTGCATTTTGCTGCGTATTACGAGATTAAGCGTGAGGAAGAGGAAAGAGCAATGGATCGCGCTAAGCGCAGTCGGCGGTAGACTTTTTATATTGCTAGGTCGCCGTGGCAGTATCCAGTGTTGAGCTGATCATTAATGCTGTTAAAGCGGTAACTGCTTTACGGCAGGTCGATAAGGAAGGCAAAAAAGTCCAACAGGTAATGACCCGCACGCAACGTGCAATGTTTAACCTTGGAATTGTTGGTAATCGTGCTACAAAAAAATTACGCAGTGGTTTTAAGGGTGTTGCGCGTGACGCAAAAGAACTGAACGACAGTTTAAGTGGTTTGCGTGGAGGGTTTGCTCGTATTGGCGGGGCAATAGCGGCACAGCAAATTATTGAGACCGGTATATCAGCTATTGAGTCAGAAAGAAGAATTAAACTTTTAACATCAGCTACTGGTGATACTGCTGAGGCTTTGGCGATTGCAGAACGAGCTTCTGTCAAGTTTGGCTTGAGTCAGACAGAGGCAAACGTTGGTGTCGCACGATTGTTGGCCCGGTTAAAGCCAATGGGCATGAGTCTTGAAACCATTGAGCAAACTTTCGTTGGTTTTAATACGGCGTCAAGATTGGCTGGTGCAACTGCTTCAGAATCTGCGGGTGCATTTCTACAATTAACTCAAGCACTTGGTAGTGGTGTTTTGCGAGGCCAAGAACTTAACTCAATTCTCGAGCAAGCTCCTTTAGTTGCACAAGCTATTGCTAAAGAATTAAATGTTACCGTTGGTGCTCTAAAAAAACTTGGCGAAGAAGGCGAAATTGTTTCTTCAGTCGTTATCAGGGCGCTAAGCAGAGTTGGTAGAGAAGGCGCTGACGAGTTAGCTGAGTCTTTAAAAGGGCCTGGCCAACAATTTAGAAATCTTCGTAATGCAGCAATTTCTTTTAGCGATACAACAACTCAAAAATTATTGCCTGCTATTTTGCCTGTTGTTAATGCAGCAACTGAGCTGCTTAAGGGTTTTGTTGCTTTACCCGAGCCTGTAAAAGCAATAATTGTTGGCACTGCTGCTTTAAGCCTTGCATTCGCTGCATTGCCCCCGGCAATTTTGTTAATAAAAGCTGCATTAGTTGCTCTTAAAGTTGCCTTTTTGGCATTTCCTTTTGTAGCTGCTGCGGCAGGGCTGGTTGCGATTGGAGTTGCAGCTGCCGAAGCCAATAAAAGGATCAAAGCATTTAACGATGTTGTTGCGATAACAGGCAACACAACAAAAGAACTGGATGCAGAGGCGAAAGAAGTCCAAAAAGAAATTGATAAACTTGCGGTTGGCCTCAAGCGTGGAGGGCGCCAAGGACAGATTGCTAGAAAAAAACTTGATAAATTGAATGAAAGTCTTGACAAGATTCAGGCTCGAAAAGATTTAGTTATTAAGCTTAAGATTGACGTTCCTTTTCCTGATTTTGCCAATGTTGATAGGCCAGGATTTCAAGATGAACTTAACAAGTTATTAGGCAAAGAGACAGAAGCAGAAAAAAAAGCGCGTTTACGCAGAGAGAAAGCAGGACGAGAAACAGCTGGCAGCATGTCTACGGAAGCTAGCCGTGAAATACAGCTACTTACAGAACAATCTCAATTAGGAAAAAACTTGCTAGAAAATCAATTTCAGCGGGCTGATGCGCTAGAAAAAATTAACAAATTAGAGGGGCTTAGCATACAACAACGTGAGGATTTGGTAAAAGTTACTAACGAAGCTTTTGATGCAAAAAGAGGCAGCATTATTGGCGAAGTCTTAGGGCAAGACATTTTGAAAGCGCAAGAGCTTGCAGAGGCTCAAAAAGAAGCTGTTAGACCCCTGGAAGAGCAAAGAAGAATACTTGAAGGCAAGTTAAAAGGGAACGAAAAAGAGGTTCGTTTGCAGCTTGAAGTCGAAAGAATTATGCGATCGGTCAAGGGTTTAAATAAAGACGATGTCAGAGCGCAACTACAAAAAAATAAAGGGTTGGAAGATCAAGTAAGCGCAGCTGAAAAACTTGAAGCACAAATGAAGCAAGTTGGCGCTGCCATTGAAAACGGAATTGTTAACGGAATTATGGGTGCCCTTGAAGGTACTAAGAGTTTGCAAGAAGCTATGGCCGATATTTTAAAAGACGTTGGCAAATTGTTCTTGCAGTTTGCTGTTAGGGGTTTGCTGCAAAGCACAGGGTTACCGATGTTTGCCGCTGAAGGCGGTTATGTTTCTGGGCCTACAAACACCGTTGTAGGTGAAGGCGGTGAATCGGAATATATTATTCCTGAAAGCAAGATGCGGGAAAGCATGGCGCGTTACTCGCGTGGTGCTCGCGGTTCTTCTGTTATTCCAGAAGCAGGAGGTTCTGGAACGTCAGGAGAAGGTGGCGGTGTAGCAGTTGCCGCTCCAATCGATGTTCGGTATTCAGTGGAACGTATTAACAGCGTTGACTACGTTACGGCTGATCAGTTCCAGCAAGGTATGCAACAGGCTGCGACACAAGGTGCTAAACAGGGTGAACAACAAACGCTCAGGCGATTACAAATGAGCAGCAGCACTCGTAAGAGGTTAGGAATGTGACGCAGTTTGCTTTTGGCCACGTTTTGAGACTTGATGAAAAAGCCAAAGATCGGTTTTGGCAAAACTTTTTTATTGGTAAGCAGCTGACGCATGGCGATAAAAAATACAAGTTTGCGCCGTTTGGCTTTTCAGGCGTGACCGTTAACCGCACAGGTGATGGACTCGAAGCTACGCTTGTTTTTCCAAATAATGCGTTAACTCGTAGTTGGGCGATTCAAGCAATTCAAGATAGTCACATGATAGAGGTTGATGTCTTAATTATCGAAGACACTGACCCTGACACTGGCCTTACAGCAAACCACTCCACTGTCCATACTTATACCGGCCAAGTAACTGGAGGCCAGTGGGATAACACCTCGCTCAACCTAGAGCTAAGTTCTGTCTTAGATGCTGTTGGAACGGACGTACCAAGGCGTTCGTTGACGCAGCGCATGGTAGGCAACTTACCGATCAGCAATAGTGTCCGACTGCAGTGATCTAATCGGGATGCCGTATCGCTTTGGCGCTGACGGTAGTGACGGCTATATCGACTGCATCCACTTGTGTTATCAGGCATTGGAGCGGATGGGCGTTGAAGCGCCACCTTTTAAGCAGTCTTGGTATGAGGCAAGCAAATGGGAGATCTGCCGCGACATTATGCGTTGGGGTATGCGAGTTGAAAAGCCTGAGTATGATGGTGACATTCTGCTGTTACCGCAGCAATCCTGGGCATTTGCAGTCACATGGCAGACGGGAATCTTGTACGTCAATCGAATGTCGGAGAAGGTTCAGTGGTCTTCGGTCCGTCTGTTTACGACGTACCACTGCTTCCGTACGAGAGAGAGTTAATCAAGACGATTGGAATAACGGAAGAGGAATATCGCAAGTTTGCTGCTGAGGTTAGGCGCAAGGGTGTGGTGCGTCCGGCTGAGTACGACCATATTCCTGATATTCAGGCTACTGGCGTTGCAGAAACTTTTTTCATCAGCCTTGCCGTCAGCTTCGTGCTGACTGGTGTCAGTTATCTGCTAACACCAAAGCCTAAGATGCCAGAGGCATCAAAGCGGTCGCAACTAGATCTTGGAAGTGTCAACGCAGGCAATCGTTTTACGCAAAGCCGGGGCTTTGACACGCTTAACGAGCTGGCAGATTATGGCGCACCCATTCCAATTATTTTTGGTCTTTACTATGACCGTAAAAACATAATTACTGGTGACGTAGACAAAATTGGTGGAATGTTTATCACGCCAAGACTTGTTTGGTCGCGGATGTTTAGCCATGGAACGCAGCAGTCTGCCAAGTTGATGTTTGTTGTTGGCGAACAAGGAGTTACTGATGGCACTGAGCCTGACGGAATTGAGCCACCAAGTCTTGAGGGCATTTTTCTTGGAAATAATGCGCTAGACGCTATACACGAAGACTTTTTTGCTTTTTACTGGAAACAAAATACAACTGCACCAGTTAAAACTCGGATTAGGTTTGACAATAAAGTTCACGGAACCAATGGGGCTTTGGATTCAGGAGACCCTTCTATATTTTTTGCGGAGGATGAAGATGCTTTTACGTGCCCAAACGGTGTTTCCGATAACTCAACAGACTTTTGTCATGCGTATTCACCGGCAAACAATACACAATTTGGCGTCTATGGAGCGATACCAAACGGCAATGGCTATAGAGTAAATTACGAAGTTGTGTCAAATATTCATGACGACGAAGGCAAAAAAGCAGAAAAAAATGCAGCTTTTGATGCAACACTTCGTCGAATGAAGATAACTGGCGACGATAATTTAAACATAAATGTACAAAAAAGGGAACTTTTGCGTACAGTTCGGGATCAAAACATGAAGGGGAAAGGTCGTCAGTACAGCCCACGCATGGGTTTATTCAAGTTAATAGTTAAAAACAACGATGGAAGTACAACCATTGTCACTGTTGACAACGATTACCCTGAAGGTACTTTAAAAGCTGTTGTTAATGTAAAAAAACAAGATAAACTTCAGTTTAGAATTGACAACTCGGTAATACCTGAAAACAAATACAAGCGTGAAACAGACGATGTTCAAAGGGGAGAAAATGTTGACGACATAAACCAAACTGTTATTGCAGAGCAACTTGCGGCTGATGATGCAATGCAAATTGGTGAAAGATTTGCTATTGGCAACACTCTTTGGAAAGTAGTTAAAAGGAGCCAGCGACGTTACGACCCTGACAAAAATAACCAAATAATTACATTAGAATGTATTGACACAAGTGAAGCGCGAAGGCCAGCGGTCGGGCTTGTAAGCGAAAGTCGTGTAATAAAAGTAGAAGAAAGAGATTTTATTTCTGATCAAGACGGTATCGGCACTGCATTTTTTCCCCTAACCCAAGTTTCAACAGGTTTGGTAAGAAATAACAGACCTGCTGTAGTTACTGAAATTGGCTTGCGAAGCAAAGTCTTTCAACGTTTAAACGGTTTATGTGCTTTCAATACTGTTCCAACTTCAGCAAAACTGAAAGATTTGGACGATGAAGAAGTGCAAGTACGCTCTGGAACGTACACCGGAACAATTAAAAGGTCTTCTGTATTTCGAGTATTTGTGCGCAGAGCAGGCTTAGACGAAAACGGAGACCCTTTCGTTTTTCTACCGATAGATCATTACTTTGTGGTTACAGGCAGCAAGCCTGTTAATAAATACAATTTTATTCGTTTTATTCATCCCCAAAATTTGCCGCCAACAGAATTAGAGTACAAGTTTGTTGGCACTTCTGCGGCTGAACTAAGAGCTTTTTCAGACTTAAAAGAATTGATCAGCCTTTCAACTTCTAATGATAGCGAAGCCAGCAAATTGGAAAATTTTTCTGCAAAGGTAGAAGGGCTGGGAAATTTTATTATTCAAGTTGCAGGAACAGTAGTAATTATGGGTCAAATCAGAGTTAATAAAGAATTTGTTCGCGAGCCTAAAAAAGAGGAGATTTTAGTTGGCAATAATTTTCCCGAAGAAGTTTGCCGTAACGTTGTGCTGCCTGCTACCCAGTCAGGCATAACTATTGCAAAAGCTGTTCAACGAGAAGCAAATATAAGTAATAATAACGATCAATTAGGCAAAAACGGCGCATTTTTCCATGTAATTTTTGGCAACTGCGATGATTCACCTTTGCCAGAGGGAGGCATTTTAACTTTGCCCACCCGAGAAACTTTTAGTGCTGACAAATGGATAGTTGTTCAGTGGACAGTGGAAAAAACAAGGCTTTCATTGACTCACTTTGCTCGTGTTAACAATGGTGTTGAATTTACATGGGCTTTTAAAGCATGTCATGTAATAGGAAGCTCTAGTGGCTACAGGGTCGGGGATACTCTTGAATTTAAACGCGGTTTAGGTGCAACATCAGGAGCGTCCGGTGCTTACCCCACTGATGGCTCCAACCCGTTTGTGGTTAACAATCCTGGCGGCACCATGACTTTTTCTGGTCAAAGACACAGGGTGACAGATATTGATAAATTAGGGGCTCCTATTGGCAGAACGCAAAGCTATTACTACGAAATTTTTGGCAATGCCAGCAACAAACAAGTAGGAGAGTCAAAGACAATTACTCGCAACTACTCAAAAGGCGACAAACGTTTAAAAGTGAAAATAACTGCGACAGTAAAAAAACAAAAAAAACATTTTAGCGGTGAGTCTAAAGGATGGAATCATCCCGAAAAAATAGAAGTTGTCAACGACTCAGGCACTACAGAAGACTGGAACGAAGGCGAAACGTTTGATGATCTTGTGTCAATTACATCAAACAACCCTTACAAAACTTTTTTCTCAGAGGCTGGCTTTAGATATGTTATTGCAAACCTTGGGCCAAGAACAGAGACAATTGATACAGGCGAAGAAAAATTTGAAGGTCAAAGTCAGTATGCAGACCTAAGTTTTTACAGGGGATTAGTGCAAAAATCAAACGAATCTGAGCCAGAGCACAGCATTGCTTACGTCAATGAAATTGTACCTAATGCAGAAATGCCAGAATACAATAATTTAACGCTTACTGGCTTGTC